ATGCTGTCGATGCCGTATTATTACTCAGGAAATTAATTTTATCTGCAAGAGACACCACATCCGACTGTCCCATCTTAAAGGCAGTCCGCCACTTAGCCATCATATCGCCAGCTTGTTCTGCCGTTACGTCAAATGCAACACCCATTTTAGCGGCATCTTCCGCAAATGTCAGCAACTCCGGTTTCGCGATGCCAGCCTGACCTGCAGAAGCGACAATAGACGCAAGACCTTTGGCCGACATCGGAATCCTGGTAGACATCTCTACAATGTTGTTTTTCATGTCGGTAAATTCATCGTCCGTCATATCGACAACTTTGGCTACATCGGACATGCTGGATTCCATTTCAACGGCATCTCGCAGGGGTATGCTCATGGTATAAGCGGCAGCTCCCGCCTTCATGATATTACCTATAGCCTGATTCCGTTTCTGCCCGTATGATTCAAATTGAGCACCTAATTCTTTTTGTCTGGCAACGGCAGCCTGTGCGGCTTTTACCTTATCCATTTGAGCGGCCAACTGCGCCAGGGCTTCTCTATGATGTTCGATAGAAATTTGCCCTTTTTCCCAAATTCGATTAAGATCTCTACTTTGCTGTGCCAATTCTTTTTCTTTGGCATGGGCATTGGCTGCCACGTTTGCCAGCATCCTGGTTTCGGACGCCGCTGCTTTAAAGGCCCCCATGAAGCCTGCCGCCAATGTTGCACCAATAACAAATTGCACTGACGTATTATCGGCCATTATTTCCCTCCTTTCTTCTCCATTTCTTTATACAATTCCAGCAGTACTTCCGCCCATTCGTCCAATTCACAAAGCGGTATGAGTAAATAGAACTCAACCGGGCTCCTGGTTCCTTTAGCCAACAGGATTGTACATTTTCGGAGATGTTTTAATGTCAGCCCTGTTTTGTTAAAAAATTGAGTACCCTGTTAGTGATCTTTGAAAAATCGTCAGCATTCATTTCCATGATGTCATCATATGTAATGCCAATCATTCGCGCAGCAAGAGCCGCCTGGTACTTCAGTGAAAATGTCAGCAACGGAGTGACCTCGCCATCTGCACGTACTTCAGCTTCTGCTTTAATCAAATCCCTGCCCGTAAGTTTGGAAAAATCCAGAGTCACACTGGTTACTTCTTTACCATTTACGGTCAGCTTATTTCCTAATTTAATCGGTTTCATACTCATTTAAATTTCCTCCATTCGTGATATAATAAAGAAAAACACTATAGTACAGAAAGGAAGTGTTTTGTATGGGAAAACGCAATTCGTTATCTATCTGCTTTACCGCAATAGCGGCCGTAGCAGAATGTTTTATTACGATTTTTTTCTTGCTTCCGATTCTGCTTTTGGCAACTGCTTTTGCTGCATTGGTTACATCGTTCTACTGTGCGCTTCTGCTTCCTGCAGGCTATGCACTTCCTGTCACAACTATTGTTACTATATCCGTCTTTATTGGCTCCGCCTTATACGGCTGGTACAATACCCAATGATGATAAAAGTATAAATCCCCTTCCAGACGGGAGGGGACTTTTTATTGCCTTAATTACAGTCCCAAAGCTGTACGTACATCAGACAAGTAATCCGTACCGTCAATATTGGCAATATAGTTCAGCTTGTCAATTTCCGCCTTTATCTTCCCGTCGATGCTGAGCTTCAGGTACATCGTTTCCAGTGTCAGAGAACTGTCTGTACCGGAACCCATCTCAAATTTGCCCAGTTCTGTAGATTTCGGCATTCCTTTGACAACCAGTTTGACGGGTACCACCACCACTTCTCCGGTAGCCTTGTTGTATACTTCCTGTGCACCGCGGATTTCTAATTTCTGGCTTTTGGTCGCACTGATTTTAAGGGAATTTTTATCCACGGTTCTGAAATTCAGTTTTGTTTCCATACTGGCGTAATGCCCCAGTACAGGCATATCAATTTCACCGGATACTCCGGCACCTTTCAATGTTTCTGTCATAGCCTCCAGCTTTGGCAATTCCACGTCGGCGACGCCAATCATATCATTGCTGTCTCCGTCATATACCCGGAAATTTACAAGTAGGCTGGGTAATTCTGTCATAATCTGTTACCTCCTTCACGCCATCATTAGAGCTGCATACTGCTCAGAATCAAATTCATAGACTACATCAATCTCACGGTTCGGGACCGGTGGAATAAAAGTCTTATGGATATTGGAAATACCATCTACAATTGAGGTCGCCGGATTATCTGCTTCCCGATACTCACAGGATCCTGCCAGAATAACGCCGGCGGATACCAATCCATTCATGCGGATGTTTTCTGAATCTACGATGGACTGGATATACCGTTTCATCATCGGCTGGTCTACATCAGTCCAGTAAGTTCGGATAAATGTCTGCTGATCCCAGTTAAACATAGCCCGCACGCAGAAGAATCTGTCTTTCGGATCCGTATTCGTCGGATAGCAAGCTGTATTGTTGCCCCAAAGTTTCCATCCCCCAAACAAATTGATGGCCGTAACAATGCCGTTCCCATTTAAGTAATTGGCAGATGACAACCCCAATTCTACCGGAGTTCCATCAGACAGGCACAGTCCATCAATCTGCGCAGTCTTATTGGACGGGGACTTATAGGGGATATCATCATTTTCATATGTCAAGAGTGCCTGAGTAGCCATGAAAATTGTAGACAGATGCAGCTTTTTTGTTCCCATAGTTGCCATCGGCCAGCAGACCACCTGATATTTACTGGTAACGTTGGCTTTGTTTTTCCAGGCATATACGTCGGTATATTTCTTGGCAACTGTGGTACTGCCGTCAATGATGGAAACCGCTTTAAACAATCCCGAAACACTGGCTGCTTTGGATGCAAGAACCGCCGCCACTTCTGAATTGTCGCTATATCCCGGAGCGCCGATCATACCGGGAGCAACTCCCAGCTTGGTAAAGATGGTATTGATGACTTCCAGGCCTTTTTCCTTTCCGGTGGCAGAATCAATACCTCCGATAATATCTGCCGTAGTCACTTTTGACGGATCAATCTTGTCATAGGCGACAGTGATAGACGTATCGCCGTAATGGCTGCTGTTAGCAACTAGTGTGATGATCACTGTTCCATTATCGTCAAAGGCTGCCGTGTAGTCCGTATCTACCTGTAATTTGACAGATGCATCAGCTGATTTGACGGTCAGTGTATCTAACAGTACATCTTCTTTGATGATGGCCATATGGTCTGTAACTGTGATCTGTGCCCCTGATACAGATGTTTTGTGTTTCGTTTTATCCAGTACGTTAATAAATATTACCGGAGACACCCCGTATAGAGAGAAAAATGTATAAATTGCTTCTGCAATATTATATTTTTCAAAGTCCGGTTTATACCCGAATGCTGCTACTGCTTCTGCCATCTGATGGCAGAGTACCGGCGTATTCGGCTCTGCTGGATCCGTTGCTAAGTTAATCGGCGCGGTACCGACAATGACCGGCAGACATCCCTCTGTATTCACAGCCGGCTTTATCGCTGTAGCCCGTTCAAAGGTTTTAATACCGTGATAATAGCTCATCAGTTAAGCTCCCTTCTAACGGATAATCCGTCATTATAAAACTTGTTATATACTGTACCCCTGGTTTCAATGGTAGACATTACATCACTCAACTTTGACACAGGAACAAACAGCCGGCTTAGCCGGATCTTCTGCTCTTCCTGCACAATATCCGGAAATTCGGGGACTCCTCCGATATACACTTGATACTGCGTAAGCCCCAGCTTGGGAATATTTGGCCCCACATAAGACAGGGGCCCTTCTGTTTTTTTCACGGAATCCTCTGTTTTTGTTGATTTTGAAGTTGCCATATAGACCTCCTTACTCATACAAAAAGGGCATCTTCTGGAAATCATCCAGGTGCCCTACATAATAATCTACTTCGATATACCCGCTGTAGTATGGCCGGTTAGGATCATTATCAATGCCCCATTTCAGCGGTTTTTTCAGCGGGAACTTCTTACCAACGGTACCCGTTGTCAGCAAAATCTGCCGAATGCGCTCTATCAGATTGACTACCCCAAGATAACCGGATTCCGGTGATTCATCGCGTACACATGCCACAATAATACATTTGGCCGTGCTGTTATCTACACCATCCTCTC